TTGATAAGAAGAGATCCTACAAAGCCAAGGGCTATTGAGCTGATTAAAGACAGCGTAACTAAAAGAGAAATAATAGACATTCCTGTTATAGGAAAAGTTACTGCCGGGCAACCTATTCTGGCTGTAGAGAACATAGAAGATACATTTTCAATACCATTAAATTACGTCAAAAGCAATAATGAGCTATTTATACTGAATGTTACAGGCCAAAGCATGATTGAGGCTGGTATTCTAGATGGTGATTTAGCAATAATTGAAAAGACAAATACAGCTGCTAATGGTGATATTGTTGTAGCACTTATCGGCAACGATGCCACACTAAAAAGATTTTTTAAAGAAAAAAATCACATAAGGCTGCAGCCAGAAAACAGCACTATGGAACCTATAATAGTAGATGATTGCCAGATAGTTGGGAAATTAGTTGGCCTTTATAGAAGCTATTAAATAAAAAATAAGGAAATTTAGAGTTCATCTTATAAGTGACCTCGAAATTTCCTTTTTATTTTAAAGCAATATTTTAGATAAAGCAATTAATATGCCGATTTTTGCATGGTCAAATGTGAGTCCGCCCTGTAGATAGGCTATATAAGGCTCCCTTATAGGTGCATCAGCTGATAGCTCGATTGAAGCTCCTTGAATAAAGGCGCCAGCAGCCATGATAACCTGATCCTCATAACCCGGCATATCCCAAGGCTCACATTGTACGAAAGAATCGACAGGTGATCCTGCTTGAATTCCTTTGCAAAAATTAATCATTTTATTTCTATCGTTAAATTTAACTGCCTGAATTATATCTGTTCTCTTCTCATCAAATTTAGGAAGAACCTCAAAGCCTGAAAGTTCCATTATTCTAGCACAGAATATCGCGCCTTTTACGGCTTCAATGGATACATGAGGAGCAAAAAATAGTCCTTGATATAGAAGTCTCATCACTCCGAAAGTTGAACCGCACTCCCCTCCTATTCCAGGTATCGTTAGTCTGTAAGCTGCCTGTTCTACATAAGCCTGCCTTCCAGCAACATAACCTCCTGTTGGCGCAATTCCTCCACCTATGTTTTTTATAAGTGAGCCTGCAATTAAATCAGCACCCACATCGGTAGGCTCAAACTTATCTATAAACTCCCCATAGCAATTATCAACAAAGCATATAACATCAGGCTTTATGCCTTTTATAAAAGAAATTATCTCACCTATTTCAGAAACTTGAAGTGACTTTCTCCAGCCATAACCTGTTGAGCGTTGAATATGTACGAGCTTTATACTGCTGTCCTGTTCCAAATTAGATTTTATAGCTTTAAAATCAATTTTGCCACCTTCAAGCAGATCCACTTGCTTATAGTTTACTCCATACTCTTTAAGTGAACCTATATTAGTATTTTTATTTATTCCTATTATATTATGTAAAGTATCATAAGGCGTACCGCAAACTGTAAGCATAGTATTTCCAGGTCTCAAATTTCCAAATAAAGCTGCACCTATAGCATGTGTTCCATTTACAAAGTGAGGTCTAACTAAGGCGCTCTCACAGTTGAAAACTCTTGCATATACCCTATCCAATGCATCTCTTCCTATGTCGCCGTAGCCATAACCTGAAGAGTTAGTGAAATGAGCATCACTTATACGTTCCTGCTGAAGTGCATTTAATACCTTAAGCTGGTTATATTCTCTTATTTCATCATAATATTTAAATTCATCTTCAATATCTTTTATAGCTTTTTTATACATTTCTAAAACATTATCGTTAATCTTATAAATATTTCTTAACATATTAATAGTAAGATCTAACATAAACTAAAACCTCCCCTAGATGCTGCTAATAAAATTACTAAATAATATTAACACATAAAAAAAGAATAGGCAAACATCACCTATCTTTTTCATTAGTATTAAATTGTCTCATCTTCGCCTGTTTGATTATTAAATAAGATTGGCTTTAATGGAGTGATTGTTGATATTGCATGCTTGTATATAAGCATTTGCTTTCCATCGCAATCAAGGATAACAGTAAAGCTGTCAAATCCTTTTACATTGCCTCTTATTTGGAATCCATTAGTCAAATATACGGTAACAGGTATCTTATTTTTTCTAGCTCCATTTAAGAATATATCCTGTAGATTGTTAGCTGTCTTGTTCATTATAAATTCCCCTCCAAATAAAATTTGTATAAATAAGTATTCTATGACTTTAATAAAATTCCTCTAAATTTTATAATTTTCTTAATGTATTAAAGCTGTTTATTATAAAATCAGCAACTTCATTATCGTTGTTAAAAAGATCCTTATCGACCCAGTGCACTCTCTCATCTTTTCTGAACCAGGTAAGTTGTCTTTTTGCATAATTTCTACTGCCCTGCTTTATCATTTCAATAGCTTCTCCAAGAGTTATTCTGCCATCCAAATAATAAAGTATCTCCTTATAGCCTATTCCTTTCATTGACTGCATATCTGAATTATAGCCCATTTCCTTAAGTTTAATAACCTCTTCTATAAGACCTTTCTGAAGCATTTTATCAACTCTAAGATTTATTCTTTCGTAAAGCTTTTCTCTATTCATATTTAGCACGAAATAATAAACTTTATAGGGAATATCATATATGTCGTCATTCTTGTTAAACTCGCCTATGGTTTGACCTGTAAGCTTATATACTTCTAGAGCCCTAATGACTCTCTTTAAATCATTCGGATAAAGCCTTTTATAAGATTCAGGATCTACTTCCTCAAGCAGCGCATGCACGTACTCTTTGCCTTGTTTTTCGGCTTGTTCTGCCAAATATGCTCTATATTCATCATCTTTCTGAGCATTTGTAAAACCATAGTTGCAGATTAAAGAATTTATGTATAATCCTGTGCCACCCGCAAGTATAGGCAACTTCTTTCTATGATCTATATCAGATATAGTTGCCTCAGAAAGTTTTTTAAATTCTGCTGCACTAAACTCCTCACCAGGATCAACAAAATCTATTAAATGATGAGGTACACCTTGCATCTCTTCTTTTGATATCTTTGCAGAACCTATATCCATATATTTATAGATTTGCATGGAGTCTGCGGAAATAATTTCACCATTAAGCCGTTTAGCCAGCTCAATTGAAATAGATGTTTTGCCTACAGCTGTAGGACCTGCTACAATAAGAAGCTCCTTCATGCAATCCCCCCTTCCAAATAAAAATACTACTGAATTCTTTTAAATCTTTTTTCCAGTTCATTTAAAGTAATTTTGATTATAGTAGGCCTGCCGTGCGGGCACGTAAAAGGCTCTCTGATAAGTCTTAGTCTATCAATAAGAGCTTTCATTTCCATAATAGACAGCTTATCGTTTGCTTTAATAGCGGATTTGCACGAAAGGCTTGCAATTTTATTATACTTAACCTCAGAAGCATCACCGCTGCCCATTGCTTTTAAATTATCAATTATGCTAAGAAATAAAGGTTTAATCTCTATTCTTCCAAGGATTATAGGAACTTCTCTTATACTTATAGTATTCTCTCCAAAAAAATCAATATTAAATCCGGCATTTTTAAATATTTCTTTATTTTCTGTATAAGTAACAAAATCCTCAATATTTAGTTCTATCACAACAGGTGAAGCTAGAATCTGAGCAACTATACTCCTATTTCGTACACTGTCAGTATACTGCTCAAATAGAATTTTCTCATGGGCAGCATGCTGATCAATGATGAATAAGTCCTCCCCTGCCTGAGCCAATATATAGGTATCATTAAACTGTCCAATAACAGAAAGCAGCGGAAACTTTGGAGAATATTCTTGAGCCGATTGAGATATACCTTTACTGTAATATATTTCTTCACCTGATCTGATTATGGTTTTATCAGTTTCAGTACTAGCGCCGTAGGAGGCTGCTGCGCTTTCCTCATGCAAATTCCTGACTGCTGTATGATCCTGCTTGATGGAAAAGCTTAAATTATCTCCGTAAATATTGCTTTTTAAATCTATAGGGATTTGTACTGTAGTTACCTCGCTTTTTTCTTCCTCTTTCTCAAACATAGTTATACTAACTGGAGCTACGGTATCGTAAGAATCCTTAAGGCTTCCTCGAATAGCTTCATGCACAGCATCGAATACAAGCTTGAAAATAAATCTGTCATCTTTAAACTTTATTTCAGACTTAGTAGGATGAACATTTACATCAATAAGATCAGGAAATATATCAAGAAATAGAACAAAAAAGGGATACTTGTTTATAGTTAAAAAGGATTTAAAGGCATTTTCTACTGCTGTAGTTATTAATTTGTTTTTTATATACCTTCTGTTTACATATATGCTTTGATTGTTTCTGCTTCCTCTGCTTATTTCTGAGTTGCCAATAAATCCATGTACAGATGCAATATCAGAGTGTTTTTCGAAAGTTATTATATTTTCATAAATACTTTTACCGTATACTGCTCTTATCGTGTCTGATGTTTTTTCGCTTGAGAAGGTTGTAAGAGCCTTGTTGCCATTATTGAATACCTTGAAGGATACTTTTGAGTTTACAAGTGCAAGCCTTTCAACTATATCTATTATAAGAGCGGCCTCCCTTTGAGGCGACTTCATAAATTTAAGTCTTGCAGGTACGTTGTAGAATAAATCACTTACCTCTATGGAGGTTCCTACATTGCATCCACATTCTTTCAGATACTCTATCTGGCCTCCTGCTATGCTTATCTCCTTGCCGTAGTCAAGCTCAGCAGTTCTTGTTTTAAGATTAACCTTTGAAACAGCAGCTATGCTGGCTAAAGCTTCGCCTCTAAAGCCAAAGGTTCCAATAGAATAAAGATCGTCAATAGCCTTAATTTTACTTGTAGCATGAGGAAAAAATGCCTTTTCCACATCCTCGGGATGTATCCCCTCACCATCATCGATTATCTTGATAAGCTTTTGGCCTCCCTCACCTATCTCAACGGTAACATTTTTTGCATTGGCATCCAAACTATTTTCAATTAATTCCTTTATAACTGAATAAGGTCTTTCAACTACCTCCCCTGCTGCAATCTTGTTGGAGGTATTAATATCTAAAATATTAATTCTTTTCAATTTATCACCTTCATGCTAAATAGATTTGGCTCTATTAATAAGCTCATACAGCTTATTAAACCCCTCCATTGGAGTAAGTCTTAAGATATCTATTTTACTTATTTCATCAAGGAATTTCTCTTTGTCTAAATCAGCGAAGCTCAGCTGTTGCATCATGTCGCTTCTATCCATAGCTACCTCAGTGTGTATAACCTTGCTTTTTTTCTTTGCTAAAGTTTTATTTTCTGAGGTATTAGAGTCATCCAAAGCGGATAAACTTCCCTTATCTTCCAAGGTTTTTAATAAATCTTTGGCTCTACTGATAACAGAGCTTGGTAATCCTGCCAGTTTTGCAACCTCTATACCGTAAGACTGGTCAGCACCACCCCGTACTATTTTTCTTAAAAATACAACTTCGCTGCCAACTTCCTTAACAGCTACAGAATAATTAATAACTCCCTTAATTGAGCCTTCAAGTTTTGTAAGCTCATGATAGTGAGTAGCAAATAAGGTTTTGCATCTTATGCTATTATTGCTGCAGATATGTTCAATAACGGCCCAGGCTATGCTCAATCCATCATAGGTACTTGTGCCACGACCTACCTCGTCTAAAAGAACTAGACTTTTTCTTGTGGCGTTGCTTAGAATATTGGATACCTCCCACATTTCAACCATGAAGGTACTCTTTCCAGCTGCCAGGTCGTCTGATGCGCCAATTCTTGTAAATATTCTATCGCATATTGATATCTCGGCGCTTTTAGCAGGTACGAAGCTTCCTATATGAGCCATCAGTGTTATTAATGCAACCTGCCTCATATATGTGGACTTGCCGGCCATGTTTGGACCAGTAATTAATAAAAGAGTTTGATCCTCTGAGTTGATTTCAGTATCGTTTGCAACAAAGGTTCCAGCAGGAATCACTTTTTCAACAACTGGATGCCTTCCTTCTTCAATGTGAATCCTGCCGTCCTCTCTTATATATGGTTTTGTATAATTGTTTTCTAATGCAGTAAGAGATAATGAAAGAAGACAGTCGAGCTGCGCTATTAGCTTTGCAGTATCCATCATTCTAATTGTATGACTTTCTACTTGCTCCCGGATAGCTGTAAACAGCTCATACTCTAAACCAATCAGCTTTTCTTCCGCGCCTAATATCTTATCTTCCATTTCCTTTAATTCAGGTGTAATATACCTCTCCGCATTGGCAAGAGTTTGTTTTCTAATATATCTTCCATCAGGAATAAGTTCTTTGTTTGCGTTAGTTATCTCTATATAGTACCCAAATACTTTATTGTAGCCCACCTTAAGGGATTTTATGCCAGTAACTTCTTTTTCCTTGCTCTCCAAGGCGGCTATCCATTCTTTTCCATGGGACTTGGCCTCCCTCAATTCATCTACTTCATTATTATAACCATCCCTTATTATGCCGCCTTCTTTTACTGACAAAGCTGGATTATCAAGTATAGATACATGTAAAAGCTCATATAAATCCTGAAGCTCATCTAAGTTTTGATGTATATTTTTTAAAAGCTCCGACCTGCAGCTGGTTAATGTTGCTTTGACAGCTGGAATCTTGCTTAAAGAAGCTTTTAAAGATACCAGTTCTTTTGCGTTCACGCTCTTTGAAGCAACTTTTCCAACTATTCTTTCTATATCATAGATATTGCATAGCTGTTCCTTTAAATCCTGTTGCAGTGAAAAATTAACAGCAAACTCCTCTACTGCACCCAATCTCTCTTCTATTTGAGCTTTTTTTATAAGCGGCTGCTCAACCCATTTTCTAAGAAGCCTGCCACCCATAGCTGTGCTTGTTTTATCAAGCACCCAAAGAAGAGAGCCTTTTTTGCTTTTATCGCGTATGGTTTCTGTTATCTCAAGGTTTCTCCTTGAATTAATGTCGATATTTAAATATTCATGTATACTATAGTACTCTATCTTGTTTATATTGCAGAGATTTTGTTTTTGGGTCTCATCTATATAGTTTAAAAGTCCGTTGCCAGCAAAAATTATGCTTTGAGATAAATTACTAAGCTGGCTATGATTAAATTGCCTTTCCAAATTAGTTGATGCATTTTTGCAGAAGAAGTCTTCGCCTTTTATTGTTGAAATTATACTGAATCTCTCATTAATTAAGGAAAGTAGTTCAGCCTCTAACCCCTCCTGAATAATAATTTCCTTTGGGGAAAATTTAGATACCTCATCAATAACAGCAGAAGAAACATACCTTGAATCAGTACAATAAAAATCTCCTGTTGATATATCAGCAAAACATATGCCCATTGAAGTTTTATCTGCATCTACATGAATGCTCATAACATAGTTATTTTTATTATCTTCCAGGAAACTTGCATCGGTATAGGTTCCCGGTGTAACAATCTTAATAATATCCCTTCTTACTATACCTTTTGCAGCACTTGGATCTTCCAGCTGCTCGCATATAGCTATCTTATAGCCTTTATGTACAAGTCTGCTTATATATGAATTAGCTGCATGGAAAGGTATGCCGCACATGGGTGCTCTATTTTCAAGCCCACAGTCTCTCCCTGTAAGCACCAGTTCTAACTCTTTTGAGGCAGTTTCAGCATCATCAAAAAACATTTCATAAAAGTCACCTAGTCTAAAAAACAATATGCAATCTTTGCATTTTTCCTTCACCTGTAGATATTGCTGCATCATAGGAGTCAATGCCATAATGTCACCTCCTTAAATTTTAAAAAAAGCTCTTATAAAATAAGAGCCTTTCACTTTAAACCTGCTCGCCATTTAGTGAAAATGATAGAGCTTCTGTAACCTTTACATTAACAAGCTTGCCAATACAGTCAGCGTTCCCAATAAAGTTAACAAGCTTTCCTGTTCTAGTTCTGCCCATTAGTTTGCTGCTGTCATTCTTGCTGAAGCCTTCAACTAGAACTTCAACAACTTTATCACTGTATTCTTTATTTTTCTTAGCTCCGATTTCATTTACAGCATCAACAAGTCTGTTGAATCTGTCGTGCTTTATGCTGTCTTCAATCTGCTCTTCCATTTCATCCGCAGGTGTTCCTTTTCTCTTTGAATAAATGAAAGTGAAGGCTGAATCATATTCAACTTCCTTAACAAGACTTAATGTATCAAGGAAGTCCTCTTCTGTCTCTCCAGGAAATCCTATTATTATATCAGTAGTAATAGCTGCATTTGGCACAGCCTTCTTTATCCTTTTTATTAGATCCAAATACTGTTCCCTGTCATATTGTCTATTCATTTTCTTTAGTATTCTGCTTGAGCCAGATTGAACAGGAAGATGAAAGTGCTCACAAATCTTGTCGCACTCAGCTATTGCTTCTATTACCTCCTGTGACAAATCCTTTGGATGAGAAGTCATAAATCTAATTCTCTCAAGTCCGTCTATTTTGTTAATTCTTCTAAGAAGCTTGGCAAAGTTCATCTCATCAGACAGTGTCTTGCCGTAGGAGTTAACGTTTTGCCCAAGAAGTGTAATCTCTTTATAGCCCTTTGAAACAAGTTCAATTATTTCTTTTTCTATTTCTTCAGGTTCTCTGCTTCTTTCTCTTCCTCTTACATATGGCACTATACAATAAGTGCAGAAGTTGTTGCATCCATACATAATAGTAACAAATGCTTTAATGTCGCTCTCTCTGTCTACAGGTATTCCTTCTATAATTCCTTCTGCTTTATTCATAATTTCAATTATAGATTTATCTTCTTGCTTAACTCTATTTAAATACTCTGGGAACTTATAGGAATTATGAGTTCCGAAAATAATATCAACAAATGGATATTTTTTAATTATTGTCTCTGCCATACCCTCCTGCTGCATCATGCAGCCGCAAACAGCAATAATCAAATCTGGATTTTTACGTTTTAGAGCCTTTAATGCTCCTAAATTTCCATATACCTTAAGCTCTGCATTTTCTCTTACACAACAGGTATTAAAAATAATGATGGAAGCTTCCTCCTTGACTTCAGTTCTTGTATAACCTTGAGATTTAAGCATTCCGGAAAGCTTCTCGGAGTCCTCCTCATTCATTTGGCATCCCCAAGTTTCCAAATAAAAGAGTTTTCCCCTTCCAGTATTTTCGTGGTCTTTATTGGCTTTATAGTCTATTGTTCTTATATTTTTCGTATTTATATGCACTTTTGGTGTATTTTCTGTATTATTATTCATTTGTTATACCTCCTCTATATTGTATAAACATTAATTTCCATTTATGGTATTTGGTCATTATTTAATCAGTCTTATCAATTTAGTATTCCCATAATTCTACAATTGATAGTAACTCTTAAACAATACTAAATTATATCATAAAACTCCACAAGAGTTAATAAAATCTCAAAATATACTAGTAAACAATTTATCAAGGTGTTATTATAAATATGTTAACAAAGATTACCATGCTATAGAAAGGGGAGAATAAAAGATGGATGCGAAAAAAATGGAAAATCAAATGAAACAAGACCTTCAAGATGTTTTTACTAAGATACTTGACAGTTTTCATTATATTTTAGATATAAGTGCTAAGTCAAGAAGCGGTGCTGAAATTAGTGATTATCTTGAGGATGCTTTTGTTGAATACTTTGAAAAACATGAGCATGAAAGAATATCTGACGCTGAATCTGCACCAAAGGGACAAACTAAAAACCCATATGATATTAAATTCAATTACACCTATACTGACACTGATACTGGTGAAGAGTTTGACGATGTAATTTGGGGTGATATAAAAGCAACTAAGGCTTCATATGATGACAGTAATCCAGACTTAGGAACTCCAACTAAAATGATTAAATTTATGTTGGACGGGCATTTTTACATGGTCTTTGTATTCTTTGAATATGAAGCAACAGACGATAACAAAACAAGGTTTATTCCATATGATGACGGTAACTACGCAAGAATAATGTTCTTAAAAGACATACACCATTCTGTCAGAATAAACCCCAAGCCACAATTTCAAGTAAACATACATACAGAAGATGAATATAGAACCAAGATGGAGTTTATTGACTTATTTGAACAAAAATACAAAGAATCAATAGACAGAATTATTAAAAAACAAAATAAGAAAAAAGATGAATTAGAGGCTTTATTTGATAAAGTAAGAAAGGTTCAGAAGGACAAGTAAAAAGCGATGGATTATTCCATCGCCTTTTTAATCTCTTCTTCCAAGAAAACAACTTCAGCACTTGTTATTTCATAAGAATCGTAAATAAGTTGGTTTAACTCGTTGCTTATATTTTGATAAACTTCTGAGTTAATATCTTGATAAGAAACTTTATCAACTAAATCCACTACCCTATCAAAATTTCTATCGTCTATAAATAATCTGACCTCATGTAAATCGCTAATTTTTATTTGTGGAGTTTTGCCATTACCCATTCTTATAATACGCTTCTTTTGTGCATAGAAAGTTAAAAGGTTTGAATTAAGCAATGCACATACATATTTTAAAAATCTCTTGTTTTTATCTGAATAGTCTTTATTGGTAAGAACATATAGGCTATTATTAGCAGCATATTTATCTTCTGTATAGGTTGCTATTAATTCCTTTGCACTTTGTCTAATAAAAATCTTTGGTGCTAAATAGCATTCCTTATCGCCTATGGTTACTCTCTTCTTATTTTTTACTCCTAATAAAGTTAGTTCCTCTTTAAATTCATCGGATATCTTAATTTGTAAATCGTAGTCATATTTCAGATATCTGCTACAACTTAAAGGTGCAAATTTATAACTAAAACCTTTTGAACCTTCAAGATAAGGGAAAATAAAATCTTCTGTATCATTTCTATAATCTTCTTCTGTAGCCATAAAGTCTTCTGTTCTACCGGTTAAAGCACAACAAGTTCTTAATTGCTTCGCAGGAAAGTAGTGATATAAGATAGGATGTTTTTCTATCTTAGAAATAATATTAACCTCATGACCAAATAATGGTTTGTAAAATTTATACTCATTATTTGGATCGTACCAATTGGCTTGTCTAATCTCTAAAACTTCCTCATTATATCCTTCTATCCATTTAACAATATTGGTATCCCTTAATTCTTTATTGCTTTCTTTCTTAAGTAATATAACCTGCTGACCACTTGCTACCCCGTCAAATTCCTTTAAATTTACTGTCATGCTTTCAACGATACAAGTATCTAAAATATATTTTCTTAAATCTCTAAAAGCAGTTTCAAAGAAAGACATATCAACTATAAAGCAAATCCTTTGTCCGTCATTAGTCATTCTTATTGCTCTTTCTATAAAGAACATTATAAGGTTGAATTTATTGTTGCCGTTCTTTATCTGAACAAAATCATAATTAGTATTATAGTAGGTTCTCTTTTCCTCTGTCATATTTCTGCTTCTTCTTCCATACATAGTTACATATGGAGGATTGCTTAATACTAAATCAAAGCCGTTTTTAAACTTTCCATTTTTACTTTTAATATCATTTAATTCTGTACTTTCTTCAAACAAATCATTCTTTTCAATAGTAAATGGAACAATAGCATTAGGAACAATGGTGAAATCCCCAACAAAAATATTTATCTTATCCATTTGATAATTGTTGTCTTGTATGTAAGCCTGTATTGCTAAATCCATTACTTCTATTAACATATTAAGTTCAGTTAAATAACAAGCGAAAGGATCTAAATCTGTTGCATAATAATTATCAGTGATATGTTGCAAGATTTGCTTTGGAGAATAGCCATTACTTTGCATGTATTCTTTTAATCTCATAGCAGCATTTATAAGGAATAAACCTGAACCAACTGCAGGGTCAATTATTCTTTTATCAATCATAATCTCACCTGAATATTGGGAAGTATTGAGCATATATTCTATTACTGCACTTGACCTTGTATAGAATTGTCCTATATCTTTCCTTTTATCTATACTCAAGCAGTCTTCATAGAGTTTTCCAATAGCATCCCTTGCCAATTCTCCATTCAAGTTGCTATATATTTCAGTTTTTAAATCCTCTATTATAGGATACATTGTAGACAGCCTGTTTTCAAAAATATAAGGATATACTTGCTTTAAAACATTCTTGCCATTTGTATATAAGCCATGCTTACTAACATTATCTTTATATGTCTTTTGCAGTATTATTTCACTTAAATGTACGAAAACAACTTCATTTAATATATCTTTATCTTCAAAAGAATAACTTTTTAATAACTCTGTTCTTACCTTGTCTGCCAACAGTGAATAATTTACCATAAAGTACACCTCCGAAATATAATTGTACCATCAACCCATTTAAATTTAAATAGGCTGATGGTATTTTGTTGTAGTGTGTCATATTTTGTTTATTTTTCGATTCTCATGTATATTCCCCAACCTCTTGTTTCAAGTAAGGAAATCATATCCTCTATTAAAACTGAGTATTCCATTCCGTAGTGGAAGTCCTCACTATCCCCCATAATGCTTGTTATAATTCTTATAGCACTTTCATCATTTATTTTGATATCCATAACATTAAAGAGTTTATCTAAGTCAAGTTGATTGTTCTTATGGTATCTTGTAAGTAGGTATAAATCATCTGCCATATGAAAAACATAGAAACTAATCTTACTTGCAAACTCCCATCTTTTAATCATGTGTGGATCTAAGAAATTATGCCTCTTCCAATAATCATATAGTAATTCTGCGATTCTAATTGTATCTTTGTTTTTAATTCCTATCATATGTTTCCCCCTATCTATTATTTGCTATATTCTTATATTTCTGTTGACACCTCATGCAAAGAGGTTTTCCAAATCTTTTAGAGTAGTTTGCAATCTGTTGAGTTATCTTACTTCCACAATCGGCACATAAATATTCTTCTATAGGCTCTTCTATATCTTCCTGTTCTACCTCCTGACTTACATGGAATATGCAAGGTATATTAGCCATATGTGCGGCCTTTTTTATAGCATCGCTTTGTGCTGCTTTTAAACTGTCCCCAATAGAATCATTTATTGCACTATTACCAAACGACTCTATTATCTGACCGTCTAAATCAAGTGTTATTAAAACTACGGCCTCCTTTTCAAATACCATATGTTCTTTAATCTTGATACTGTAACTGTTAGTGGACTCTAAAAATCTTTTAAGAACATCCTCGGTCTTGATATAGGGATAAACCATATTCTTTTTGCCTTTTCTTTTCTTAATTTGTTCTTTGCTAAATGGCTGTGTTAATATTCTTTTGTCCATGCTTTCTTATCCTCCTTAAACTGCAAGGTCTTGTGGAGTTAGTGTGATTGGCTTTCTTACTACAGTCTTCTTTTCCTTTATGTCTATAAGTGCTATTATGTCCCCCCTTTTGTTTTCCTTAATGGCTACAATGTCAACTCTCCTACAGTAAATGTCCTCAAGTTCCTTTTCTAATTGGTCTTGTAGTACCTTTAAATTTTCCATTAATACGTCCTCCTTTAAATTTGTGATTTGTATTTTAATTTTTATTGCTTTTGAAATTTATAGCCGGGAGATTTTACTCAACCCGGCTATACACTAAAGAAGAAAGAAAGGGATTTAACAAATGACACAAAATGTTTGTTGCTTAAATGATCATTTAAAAAACAAAATTAAACTGTTAGATTTGCAATTATGCCTGCAAGTATCATAATTACACCTGTTGCAAGTGAAACCCAAATAAGTTTGATTGCTGTTCTAAAGAACTTTTCTGACTTTTCCATGTCTTTTGCACCTCCTATAATTTAGAGTTTTTTCTTGAGAATAAAAAAGGAACACAAGGATATAAAGGGTTCAGAAGCCCTTCTATCTATGTATTCCAAATCTATCTTAAGTGAATGAGTGGTTTTTACATGTGTACATTTAGACAAATAACATAAATCTCCTACTTTTTTACAAGAAGAATTTTAAGAAATTTTTCTACAATTAAAATATTTATTGATATATGTATAATCGAAAAATAACATATTTGATATTGAAATTATAGGGTCGATATTAGACCGTATTGGGTTGAAATAAGCCTTGTCGCCCCGCCCTGATTTAATTTCGATATGTAGAGATTTAATTCCGATTTTATTTATTTTATTTTGATTTTATTATTTTATTTTTGGCGGGGCTAAAGAGTAGAAACTGCTCTAAAAGTATTATTTTCAGTAGGTAAACTTTACGAATAAAAAAAATAACCCCTCCGAAGAGGGGCAGAAAATTACTTGTTTTTATTTGGATTTTCACCTTTCATTAGGCCATTTAAAAGTACAAATACATCTATAAAGAAGTTAATTTTATCTTTGTTTATTTTATCTTCCAAGCCTATTCTTTTAAGTCCATCTAATGTAAATTCAATTGCTGTGTCTTTTCTATTCTGTCCTGTAGGATCTCCCTTATAGCCTTTATATAAATCTTCAGCAAAGAGAACTGCTTGTGCAAGTATATGAAATACTTTATCTACATTGTCTGGACCTACAAGCCTTGCTATCTTCAATCTTAACCACATAACACCACTTTTAAAATAAAACACATAAACAAAGGCAGATATAACAGCCAAAACCCCTATTATTGCATAAATTAAATTTTCACTCATAATAAAAGCCCCCTTTCATAACAATCAACAATATTTAATAACAGATAAGAATAGTTAATAATGAAAATTAAAAGGCATTATTAATAAATAATAACCGTTAATAATAAATCTGAAATATTACTAACGGTTATTAAATATCAATAAAACCTCTAAATACCTTATAAACATATTTATAAATGGTTAATAACAGTTAATAAATAATGTTATATATTATTAACCTATCATTTTTGCCCAAGTCTTTGGTCCTACAACACCGTCAGCAACAAGACCATTTTTCTTTTGCCATGCTATTACGTGTGCCTGTGTATTGGGCCCAAAGATTCCATCAGGAGGCATAGCCCCTGTAATGAACTGAATATATCTTACAGCCACACCTTTAGAACCTCTTTTACATACAGATTTATTTAATACCTGTTGAATTACTCCATTCGTAATAGGTCCTATAATTCCATCGGCAGTTACTCCTAAAACAGATTGCAATTCTTTAACATTACTGAAATGTAATCTATCTAATATAGCCTTGTTAAAATCTACTTGTGGAGCAGGTTGAGGTTTTACTCCTTTTATTTCATTATAGAACTCTATAACCTTATTTACAGCGTCCTGCCAAGTATATCCCCATCTTGCTAAATATCCGTCAGGGTCAGTGTGTGTTGAATCACCAAGATATTTTGTAACCAAATTATGACTCCATATTGTTCCAGTCCCGTCAGGCTGTGCAGGTGTAGCAGGTAAACCTTCTTCTACTAACTTAAGAGCAGACCAATAACACCATCTGTTAAATGCTTCTATAAATTGTTCTTTTGTTTTACTATGGCATAACTCAATTTGAAAGAACCTTGGGTTTGCATACTTACCTGCACCTTGGCACATATAAGCCGTATCAGCAATTTCAATAATTCTTGAGTGGTCAGCAAAAGCATGAACAAATACACCTTTTTGGGGATATACTCTTGTCATATAAGAAATCTCACCTGTAATTACGGAATTGTCATTTGCAGTGTCATGCATAACAACACCTTCAGGTTTTCCTTTTCTATAAGTCTTTTTCTTAAACCCTTTATAATCTTTTTCAACAACATAACTCATAAAACATTCCTCCTTTCAAAACATTACTTATCCTCATTTTGTATATCATCCTTAAGTCCTTGTTTATATTGGTTTTCAATTTTTTCAGGTATTCCATTTATAATTCTCTTGACTACGCTGGGTATTGGAACACCTAATTTATCTGCCGTTTCAAACATACTTATAAGTTCCCTTACAGCAAAAATAATTGTGAATAACCAAGTTGCATAATAAATAGCAAACGCTACCGTCTTATCTACACCATTAGTGAGAACTAAAAAAAATGAAAGGGCAAAGAAAACACCATAAGCGGCAACAAATTTTAAAAATGTTTTACCTATCTTATGGCTTCTTATTGCATACCCTTTTAAAACTGAACCTACAACAGCAAAGAAAAAATCAAACCAAGGTAAGAAAGTTATGATTAAAAACATAATAGATAGTTTGGCTACTATCCCTTCGTCTGCTGCCATATTAAAATATGTAGTAACTAAACTAATAAAATAAATGAATGGCTTTTTTAATAACAACACAAGTTTATTCAATGACTCTTGCATTAAAATCCTCCCCTTTCACTACATTTCACACACCCCTTTAAAATATAAAAGAGAGGGAAATTCTCCCTCTCTAATTTTATTGAACAGGTATAAAGATTGCTTTTATTCCGTCTTCTGTACAGAGCCTTATTCTATATTTAGAATCGTTACTATTTGCACTATCTATATCTTGTAATATAATTGCTTTAATTCCGTTTTCTGTACATATTCTTAATTTATTATTTATTAACTTTGAATCGGTGGTTTCAGCAAATCCTATCCTTAGTATTCCACTCTCTGTCGCTATGTAGAAATAACCTACAATGATAACTCCTCCCGGTCCTTGTCCGGGTCCGGGGTCTGTTCCTCCTCCGGGTGGTGTTGTTCCTGTGCCCCCTGTTGGATCTGTAGAAGGATTCCAATAATCTATTTCTGTAATTTCCCATTTATAAGCAGGATAACCTTCCATTTTCCATGTGTTTACAAAGTCCCAACCTGTAAAAGTTGACTGTGTTTTCATTTCTGTAGTTGTTTTATTTATTCCCCCCATAGTATCTAATATAAAACCTAATACTTCTTTATCATAATAATTGCCCGATATATCTGTAGTAGGGCTTCCATTCCTGCTTAATTCTGAAACAGATGGGTTTGTTTTTATTCCTTGAATTGCTATTTTACCTGCAAAGTAATTGTTTTTACAATTTACTGTTCCCCATCCTGCATACTGTGAATATCCTGAAACTAATGAACATATGCCTCCCACTAAATCATTTTCACTCGTATTTCTTATTTCCATATGACTATAACAATAACTTAAATTCATAGTTATGTTTGTAGACCCAGTTGCCGATACATAAATGCCTGCTGCTATTCCACCAAATCTATAACCTGCACCTGTTGAAACCTCTAAACCTTCTATAATTCCTTTAGTATAACAGTATGTTATTGAAGAATTAGAAGACCCTACAGAATCACTTGCTATAGAAACGATACCTCCTAAACCTGTAATTCCTTTAATTGTTCCTATAAAACCACAATTTTGAATTGTTATAGGTCCATTATAACCACCAACTATTCCACCAACATAAGATGTTCCTACAACTAAACTGTTTTTTACTCTTACACTTTGAATTGTTCTACTAAATCTTGACACGTATCCTGTTATATTTCCGTTTATATAACCAACTGCTACTGCCGTATATGTTGTTCCTGTTATAAATGCTTTATCAAATTTAATATTATTTATTACATTTATAGGGCTACTTGTATTATTTGAAGCACAATAACCAATTAATCCTGTATAATTGCCTTCACTTTTTATAAATAAATTAGATATTGTGAAATTACCACCATCTATAGAAATATAAGCAGGGTCTTCTGCTACTCCTATGGGTATGAAACCTTGCCCGTTATTCCAATTTTTTGTGTCGGTTGCATCAATATTTGTCATTAATTTAAAGTATTTTATATTATTTAAAACTCCATTATACAATCTTATATTATATAAATCATTTACATCCCATATTTGATAAGGGTCTTGAATAGTTCCACTACCTAATAATATTGCATTTACCTTCTGTAAATATGGATAGTTGCCACTCGTAATAACCCAAACTAATTTAGTATCCCAACCTACATAAGTAGCAGGGGTCTTCATTTCTGTCGTAGTTTTCCCAACAGGTGTATTTGTTGGTGTTCCCGTTGAATAACCTACAATATTTCTTGTAGTTCTTTCTATATCCCAATAGCAACTATTGAAACTGCTTTGTGTTGCAACTGTATTTCTACCCCAAAAACCACCCATAGTTGATTCTGCTAATGTAGTAATAGATATTACAGGTGATGCCGTATAACATCTTACTACCTTGCAACCTTCTGAAATTAAACCTACAAACCCTCCTGTTTCTTTATTCCCTTTTACTGTTCCAAAAGCATAACAGTCTTTTATAACCGCAGCACCGTATGCAGCACCAACAAAACCACCGTTGGAATATGAATCTGATGCATAATCACTTCTTTTATCTATTCCTATATTGGAACTACAATACTGAATTTCGCATCGTCTTGCTACTCCACAAAAGCCACCTATGTTAGTTGCACCCTTTAAAGGGGTAGTTCCTGCTACACTACAACCATAAATTGCTGCTCCATTAGTTGAAGAATTACCTATTAAACCTACTAATCCACCTACTCTATTGTTGCCTGTAAAGTTTGGATTTTCAATGTTTAAATCAAAAACTCTACCTGTATAATCAATTACACCAAATAAAGATACATCGTCTAAAGTAGGTCTATTAATAAATAAATTAGAAATCTTTTTATTATTGCCATCATACTTGCCTTTAAAAGGTGTAGTTTGATTTCCTATGGGCACAAAACCTGCTCCATTATCCCATGCAGAAGTAATAGAAGCATTAATATCATATACTTGTCTATACCATGCACTCATATTATTTCTAACATTATTTAAGTCTTCTATAGTTTCTACCAAATAGGGGTCTGACTGTATCCCTCCACCTCCTGAGAAGTGGGCTACTTTTATATATGTTTTTCCATTATCTTTATAGTAATAAGGAAGTTCACAACCTTCGTAATACTCCTCTATAAACCTTACAACAGGCTCTTCATATGTTCCTTCAGCAACATAGATATGACTATAATCGTCATATGGAAGTATAATAGTTCCCGGTGTATTTTCTGCTCCATCAACCCAAACTGCCTCACGTCCATGTGGAACTCCCTCTCTTTTTTCTGCTTCTATTATTGCTTCGTTTTTAGGTTTAATATCTAAAGTAGGAATTTCAGCGTCAACTATTACGATAATAGTATCGAGAGGATCTTCCTCAATAGGTTCATATGTAAGAGATTTAAACACAGCCATTTTATTTAAAAAAGGAGAGGCTTCTTGTTCTGCCTCTCCCTCTTTGTTCTCTTCTATTGGTGTTTCTATAACGGGTTGTTTAGGTATTAACTTTAATATAGTCTTACCGTTCTCTACAATAATCTTCTTTTCAAACATATTATCCCTCCTCTCTAATTGCCTGTTGTGCCTGTTAAATCACCTGTAGGATTATCTTGAAATCCTGTTTGTGATAAGTAATATATTTCCCCTACTTTATAATCTCCCGGGTCTTGACTTAAAACAGGTAAGCAAAACCTTTTGCTATTATTTAATCTTGCTTCTTCTATTGCTTTGTCTTTTTCGTCTATTTCACTCCATTTTACATTACCATTTTCTTGTGAAGTAACTGCTATAAACTTACCTGATGGAACTCCATGCACACCTTGTTTAAGATTGTTATGTGCGTCTAAATCTTTCTTTGCTTCGTCATATTGCGATTCTATATTATTTAACCTTTCAGGTGTAATTGCGGTTGTTAAATTCCAAGGGGTTTTTAAGTATCCCATTTATATCACCATCCTTTCAAATCACTCTTTTGAATTTGGAATATATCTAAACTACTCTTTTCAATGTTAAAGGGTTGTCTATCAAAGCAAGAGCCACTTAATGAGGTCTTACTTGCTCCTCCTCCCCACCAACTCAAATGCGTTATAAGCCCTTCTACAGGACTGTTATTGTGTTCGGCAGGTATTACCCCTATACTAAACACCTCGCCATTATTAACGGTTTGAGAGGTTATAGCAATTCTCCCAAGTTCTACTCCGTCCCTCTCCCATGCAAGATATGTAATCTTCTGTTTTGGATCTATACCGGGGAAAGTTGTAGGACCGGGAAATGTATTACTACCGGGATAAAGTTGTTTTCCAAATAGGTTAGGAACTTCTTGTTCAACCCAAGTTTTGGAGAATGTATATGTACTTAATACAGTTCCACTTTCAGCCATGCTTCCTTCTATCATTGCTTTTTCCTTTTTATCTTTTACAAAGAATTTAGTCCATGTTTCATTAGTAGGTCCTTTTACACATTTGATAGTATAAATAAGTTCGTCATTTACTTCCTTTGCTGCTACTTCTGTAATCAAATAAACATCATTTATAATTCCATATTCTTCTAAATAAACAGGCTGTATCATACCGGGTTCTAAACCACTTAAATCAGTATCATAGGATAACTCATTACCTTCTACCTTTAACTTGTTTAATTTTACTTTCCCTAAGTAATAGGCATCATCAAAGGAGTCTAATTGTGCTTCTTCTACGGCTTCAACTATTCCTGTTGTTCTTGTAAGAGCAGCCCTTTTAATTACTTCGTCAGGGTCTTCTAATTTAACAACAATAGGATATAATCCTTTATAAGTAATCCTTACAAAATCCTGATCCGTGAGAGGATCTGCATTTTGATCATAAGATATAGTATTGGAATCATATTGCCAATAAAACTGATATCCTTCTTTGTCCAATCCATTTACTCCAACAGAAGCAGGAGTAAATGCTCCACCTCCAAGGCTTATTTCAATGACAGGCTTCTTAGCGATAGGCAATGATACAATAAAGTTCTTTTCCCCTTTTACATTAAACACTTCTATTCTTTCGTCTGTCTGTCCTCTACTGCCTAAAACATATTGTGTATTACGATACAAAGGTTGTGTTTTATCTACCCTTTCTGTGCCTCTTAAAATTACATCCCAAGTACATGGGAAAGGTGCTACTTCTTCCCCTACTAATTTGAAATAGAAATACTTATCAGGGGTTATATACCAAACACCTCTGCTTCTTTCTGCTAATTTATTCAAGGCTTCATTTACAGTTATATAATTAAAAACGATACTGTTTATATTCTCAAAATTAGATATACCTCCGAGCATTATGCCTTCAGGTTTTAGGAATTTATCATAAATATAATGGGCTATTTCATAAGCATTCGTATTGCTAAAGGCTTTAGGTATTCTTCTATTTATCGTTACATATTCAGTTCCTTGTGTTGTAATCTCTTGCTCTATATAACCGAGTTGTGATAATTGACCTGCACCTGCTCCAAAGACAACACCACTATAAATTATCTTTCCTCCGTTGTCATATACTTCAACGGTTTGACCGTCTTTATATAAAACAAAAGGAGGAGTAAATTGTTTTACTATAAATCTACAAGTGCTTTGGTTTTCAATACTTCTGCTTCTACTGAAACTTCCACTTGCAACCATTACCTCTTGTTTATCAATAAGTATTCTCATATTCTCCTCCTCCTTTCATTAATCTTTACTGCCTGTAAGAACTCTCACATTATTTACTAACTTTCTACCTACGACTCTACTATCTAATTGGATAACAACTTGAAGAGGTCTTCCGTCAGAAGTTGTTCCACCTATCACTCGTCCTCCATTTGCATATGGATTAAATTTCTTTGGTATTACTGCCTCTCCCTCATGTATCATTGCCAACATATCTTTAGGAACATAGTTTGTTCCAACTGCAAGCATTGGAATTTCAGGGAGATTAAAGTCTATTGTTTTACCTCCTACAATTGGCACCCAATCAGGGACAGTAAATTTAATTGCATTCAATGCCTTTATCATTAGGTTTATTGTCATTAGAAAACCGTTAAATGGGAATAAAATTACATGTAATATACCTTTAAATAGATCGCCTATAAAGGCTGCTCCTACTTTAAGCATATCAACAAATCCTTCCCATCCTTTCTTAAGGAAGGCTATTACCTTATCCCAATTTTTATATAGTAATATAACTACTCCTATGAGTGCTGCAATAGCAATTATAATAAGCCCTACGGGTCCTAACGCAAAGTTGATAGCAACACCTAAAGCAGTGGTAGCAACACTTAATGCAGAGGTAATGGCTGTTCCTGCTGTAGTGGCTAAGTTTAAAGCCCATTGTGCTGCGGTTTGCAACATAGTTGAATTCTTTAACCACTTAAACAACTCAACAACTGCAGTTAAACCTTCCCACATTTTCATCATTGCAAGGCCTGTTGTAGCAAGTAATCCGATGGCTGCTACTGCCCCTAAAACTAACATTATAATTTGTCCGAGAATTGGGTGGGCATCTATTAATCCTGTAAATGATTTCGTCCATTCTATTACTTTTTCCCCTGCACTTACAAGAACAGGAACTACTGTATTACCAATTGATTGTGCTAATAGGTTTGCATTGTTCCAAATTTCTTTAAAGGTATGTTGTAAGTTATCTTTTTTATATGCCTCATTTGCCTCTTGTAGTGCGTTCATATTAAGTTGAACCTCTTGCATTCCTTGTGCGTACTGCCTAAAGAACTCAAGACCTATATCTTCGCCGGCACCACCTGCAAGAATAGAGGCAATACTCTTTGCTTTTGCTTCGTCTTTTACCATACCTATTCTACTTATAACTGTATCCATTGCTTCTTGTGCCCCTTTACCTCCTTGCTTCATTTGTTGTTCTATACCATTAGCATAAAGTCCTAACTGATTTAACGCCCTCTTCTGTTCCTCTGTAAGAGTTCTTAATCTTAAACCCATTTCTTTAAATGTATCCCCAACTTTATCTGAGTTGAATGCTCCATTTTTCATACCTGTAATAAGCATTTTTGTAAATCTATCTGCGTCTATTCCTAACTCTTTCATTTGTCCTGAATACTCCCAAAAGGTGTCGGCTAAATCCTCGGCAGGATCTCCCGTTTGTTGTATAGCGTCTGCGATATGTTTCATTGCTTCTTCACCTGTAATGCCGAAGGCTTGACTCATTTTTTGTGCTGCTTTTAAACTACTATTCATTTCAACATCAAATATCTGTTGCAATTGTAAAGCACTACGGGTTACATCTTGCACATTTGTATTTGTATTCTTAAACATTTGTGAGGCTTTTGCAGAGGCTTGTGCTGCCCCTTCTAACCCCTCTCCTAATCCTTCGCTATACAATCCTCTTATGTTATCCTTAAACTCTTCAGCCTTATCTACTGCTATACCTGCCTTTGCGACTGCTTTATTTAAGTCGTCAGAAGCCATAGCCGCAGCGGTAGAGATTGCACCTATCGCAATAGCCGCCTTTTGACCTGCACTTTCCATTGCTTCAAATGCTTTTGTAGTCTTGTCTTTTAAATCAGTTGTTCCAGCGGCTACTTGATTTATTACTTGAGTAGCCTTATCATGGGCTTTTATTATGAGGTCTAATACTGCCATTATTTATTTCGCCTCCTTTCTTCTATTTTTCTTCTTACCTCTGCCTTTACATCTTCGGCAGTTTGAGGCTTATCACCGTTTGGTGAATTATTATATTCTTTTTTATAAGCGTTCTCTTGAAGTTCTAAATGGTGTTTTTTCATATAAATTAAAAATATCCTTTGCAAGGGTGTCAGATCTCTTTGACAACCCGTTGCAATAGGATATCCCATCTCATGTAATAACAATATTTCTAAACCTTCTTCCGACTTAACGAAAGGAATCTATTTCTTTTATAACCTCGCTATCTTCGCTTTGTATATTTCCTAATAGTTCTTTATCTTTTTCTACTTCTTCTATTACTCCACTTAATATGTAGATATGTTTTGATATTTGTTTTACATATCCTGCAGGTAGATTTCTTATATCTTCTTCAATCCATTCTTCCCCTGCTTCTGGAATAAGGCCATAGAAGACTGCCAATACATCGCCTTCAAACTCTGCCTTTTGTAATTGAACTAAATCTATTTTTACTCCTGCTCCTTTGAGGTCTTTATCTTTCTTTAATTTTTGTATATCGCCCTTTATATCAAGGTCTACACCTTTGTTCTTTATAGCCTTAATTTCGTTATATTCTCCGTCCGAGAGCGGTCTTATATCAACCGCTATTTCTTCTCCCTTAGTCCCTTTTATGAATACTGTTTCACGGTATTTAGTTCCATTTACAATCATGCTTTTATTCAACTTCATAATTAAATCGCCTCCTGTTCGCAATTAACAACCACATAGATATCAGTATTTATAGTGCTACCGTTTAAAAGATTAACTGCCCCTGACATAGCCGTAATAGTAAGAGCCTGAGTTATTTCTTCTCTTCCATTTATTTGTTGTTGAGTTGCTGATATATAAACTCTTGGTAATATTACCTTCATATTACCTTCTGCTCCTCCATCAAAATAGAACTCCATTGAGAACTCTTCTGCCTCTGAATTTTCAGTAGGTCCTGTTGTGCCTCCCCAATACTTCTTTAAATACTCAAGGCTATTAAATAAAAGATTTGCAGTTATTGTAGTTGTTCTTTCCCCTGCAGGTATTCTTCTTGTAAATCTACTTCCTATTGTTTTACCTGCGTCAGGTGAAAGGTTATTTGCAACATTTAATTTGAAGTCCTTCGTAATAGCACTTATATCTACCCCATTAATCTTTGCAGTTACTTGATAGTAAGCCAAAGGTGCATATGGAGGTAATAGCAATTGACTTAAATCTTTTATTTGTTCAAGTATAGAATCCCTTGCACAATTCAATTCGGAAGTCCCCATGCAAAGTTCTCCATTTACTTCTAAATCTAAAGAGTTAGAAACACACCCATGAAATCTATGCTCGAAAAAGTCTTTCCCCACTTCAACAAATAGTGAAGGTAATATGTTATCTTCAATACCATAGAACTCATGCTTATTTAAACCTGCTCCTCCGTCAGTAAATCTATAGCCTCCTAAAGTTGCTTTTAAAAGGTATCTTAAACTACTAAGGTCAAAAGCATAAGCAATATTTCCATTAGGTCCAATATAGAAACCTGATTTCTTTTTTTTGGTTGTTCTACCAATACCTCCGGGAACTTTTATATGAGTATCGGCAGGAGTATCTAAACTACTTGAAGCAGCGTCTAAATGTATTGTTGCTTCAGGGGCAGGTTCTTGATTAAATTGACTTTCAAAGGCTAAACCAATATATTTTGTACTCATTATTTATCCTCTCCTTTCATTAAAATTCATTACTTATAAAGGTAATAGTTAATTGAGCAGCACTCGTATAGATATTACCTTGTTGATATTCCTCTCCCTCTGATAAGAAAGAAAGGTCTTTAATATCTTTTATAAAATCGGGATAACCCAAATTTCTTGATTTCAAAAGAATACTTCTTGCAATGGCTGTATATTCTTCTGCTTTATCTTGTCCTATTTCAGGTTCTTCGTCTTGATATACACATACAATAGTAATAGGTATTTGCCATACCACTTTAATTGTTGTCCTCTCTAAGGCTTGTGCTTGTTCTCTAAATATCATTAAAAAAGGCGGAGTTGGCTTAACTCTCACCCTTTCACCTTTTACTATTTCTGTTATACCTTCTAATAATTTTCCCTCTCCTATTTCTGCTTCTAAGGTTGCTTTTACTCCACTCATAACGTCTTTTAAAGCCTGTTTTAAAGGTTTGTTGAATCTATCCATACTACACCTCCTTTAAGGTCCTACGACTGCTATAGCCCTTCTTATAAACTCGTCAACTCTTGAAGAGGCTTGTTGTACTGACCTCTCTACATACTTACTTCCCTTTTGTCCTTTTGGCCATGAGAACATAGGCTCCATTCCGTTATCTTTAGCCCACTTTGCAAATGCTGCTTTTGATTGTTTATTAGGTAAATCACCTTTTGCAATAATGGTTTTACCATGCCATATAAACTTCAAGGCTTTCTTTGTCTTTGGTTTTATTGGTTGTCCTGTTGGTCCATATACACCTGTTCCGTTATTTACATCAAGAGCATATCTAACACCTGATATAATACGATACTCATAATCGTCTATCTTATTTAACAAGAAAGAGTTTGCTAAACGACCATGATCCTTTGGAACATTTATCCTCATTTTTCCCCATGTTTCAAGGGCTGTATATTCTAATGCTTTCGCAGTTACTTTCCTTGCATCTCTTACAAACTGCATTTGAGGATTACCACGAATAGGCGGGTCAAATTGTATCATATTTAATCACCTACTCTCTTGCGTTTAGGCACTCCTATAAAGAGTTTAAAGGGCTTTGGGTAAGCATCTATCTGTGCCTTTATATCTTCTGTTAAAAGGCTTACACTAACCAATGTAGGCACTTCTTTATAATTAACTACTAAATTACTGCCTCTCCTTAATTTGATTGTTAATACGTGATTTGAAGCCATTTGTAAGGCTAATAAATGTATGCCTTCGTCTATGGTTTGTTCCTTATAAAAGTCTTGTTTTGCTTGCCTATCTATTAAGGCTTTTATTCCTTTAAGCCATAACACTATACTATTATTTAATGTTTCTTCTGTTTGTTCTCCAAGGTCTTTTGGATTAACTCCTGTAGAGGTAATAACCTCTTGAGGGCTTGAGTAATATTCATTTGTTCTGCCACTATATGCCATTATTCATCCCCACCCTTTTTCTTTTTGGAGGGTTTTTTATCTACGATTTTTTCTTCTTGTGTTTTTATAGTTATATCATTTTCTATCTGTAAGGAAGCATCATCATACTTTGTTATCCTTAATTCTTCGCAGGCTCTTACTTCTAATAATCCTGTATTAGAAAGTCTTACTTCTTTTTCTTCCCCTGCAATGAATGTATAGCCTCCTCTATATATGTTTCTTTTACTGTTATTTTTTACTGTATAAGTTTTTAATTCACTTAACATACCATTACCTCCTTTCTGATTAATTTAAAATAAAATACGGGGATGTCTTTTTAACACCCCCGTATCATTTGTTATACCCTTTGCTTGTCTATAAATGCTACTACAGCAGCGTCTTTTTCTTCATAACCTGCATCACCTTGGATAGAAGCGATAATGTCAGTTCTGAATGCTTTTTCTTCTCTTTCTGTTACTATTTTTACATCCTTAAATACTCCCCATACCATGTTAACTGGGTTAGAAAGCATTGCTATTCTACCTGTTCCATTGCCTACACCCTTCTCAAGAGTTGGCTCATAAACTATTTCAATTCCCTTGTAGATTAACTTACCGTCAGTAGTTATGTAAGCATCTCCCATGTTAGTTGGTCTTGTAGCAAGATAGTTTCTGTAAGCATTGCAATAGTCAAAGTCTAAGAAATACTTCCAATCAGTTACATTTTTTAAGAATACTTTTGGAACGGATAAAAGCATTTGCTCCAATAGTACATTTATTTGTGTTGGGTCAAAATCTCTACCTGCACCTAAGCCATAAAGTTTTTGTCCTGCTTTCTTTGCCCAACCATTACCTAAGCAAAGCAAGTCGTCAGTTGCATAAGGAATAGTATCGTCTGCAAATATAGCATACTCTGCTATGTCCTCTCCTGCATTTCTACCTACTAAATCAAGTATAGTATTTTGAAGTGCAGTTCTTTCAATATTCACGTCAAGAGCCTCGTCATGGATACTTGCTAAACCTACCATTTTCTTAGCGATTAAAGTATCCTTTCCGAAACTTGGGCTCTTGCTATCAGTATTAGGATCTAATATCTTATTAGTTCCATCTGCTCTCTTGGCAGAAGATAGCATTCTACCACTAAATACGATATTGTCGATTTCGTGGATTTGTGTTTGCATATCAACTCTACGAGTCATTTGTAGGATCTTATTTTCCAACTCAGCCTTTTGAAGGAATTGGGTTCTTTGTGTTGGTAATAATATACCATTAGCACCTAAAGCATTTGAATCTGTTATGCCTTTTACAGCCATTTTAATTAATTGTTCTGCAGTATACATTATTTATCCTCTCCTTTCATAAACATTACATTATTTCTTCAAAGGTCTTCCGTAGATATCCCTGTCAGGAACAACGGTTTGAACACCCTTTTGAGCAACACCTGTATCTATTACCTTGCTTTGTGGAGCAGGTTTGCTTTTTACAGATAACTTACTTTCAATAAGTTCTTTTACTTTGTTTAATATTGATTCTGTTAAATCATTATTTTCTTCTGTAGTTTGTTCTACAGGTGCTTCCTCAACTTTTTCAGCAGCGGGTTCAACTACTCCATCTTCTGATTTAGCAGTTGCATCTACTTCCTCATTGGAAGTTTCAGAACCCTCTAATGTATTTACTTTTTCTTGTAATTGATTAACTACATCTAACACAGGTTGTAAGGCTTGTGTTATTAACTCCATTACTTTTTGCTCGTCCATATTATCCACTCCTTTCTTTGAACTACTTTCAAGTTCAACAATAAAGTCTTCTAACTTCTTGGCTTCTTCTTGGCTTTTAAATATATTAGATAACCTCTTAATGAGATTGTCTTCCTTGGATTTGAGTGTAAAAAAACGAGCCTTCGGAACTGCTGGCTCGTCTACTATTGAAACGTGAGTAACTACTATTCCATTACCCATTTGCTTTAAATCTTGTAATGTTGTTCTTCCTTTTTCTACATTGTCTACTCTCTTTGTTGATTTTGGAAAGGCTGTAATACTAAACCCTTTCTTTTTACCACTTACAATGTCAGCCCATACTTCGGGCTTATAGACCTTTGCCCCCATAACCCAACTGCCTTGAGGGATAACTGTTTCTTTCCCGTCTATTTCAACTGTTAGGTCATAAGGTGTAATATAACTTTCTACAACATTAGCAGCGTTATTAAAAGCATGGTCGCTATCTATGTTTTTGTAGTTCTCCATCCATTCATGTGAGTATTCTTCTATTTCTTCCTTTGTAAGAATATCGCCGTCAAAGTCTTCTTCGCCCGGCACAAGAACAGGTGCGTATGCTATTTGCTTATACTCGTTTTTTAAAACAATAGGACCACCTAAATTAACTCCCTTCATATTTATCCCTCCTCTCTATTTCTTTACTTTTATTAATTCGTGTTCGTAGAAATATCTTTTTCCCGGAGGAGCCATATAACCCTCGGGAATAAAATAAGGGATACAAGTACAACGGCAATTAATTGTTTCAGCAGGTTTGCCAGCACTTCTATCCCCGGGGTGTTCTAAACCATTAGAGAACTTATCCCCTCGCTTTGTTATTTGTCCATGTAATTTTCTATGGTTTGCCTTGGGTCCTTTTCTTACTCTTTCGTCATGGGCTGTAATCCACATAATATATTCAACTTCGTATTCTTGCATTGTTACATAACTTCCAAAGTTTTGTGCATTATTTATTTCTGTTCTTGCTATTCTCTTACTCTCATAATCTTGAAGGCCTGTAAATACCTCGTCTAACTTTTTAGCAGCATCGTCTATACCTAAACCATCCTCATAACTTTTTGCTAAGTTCTCCATGACATTTCCTGTTATCCTATCCATTGTTCTTTGACTTGCCTGAAAGATATGTTCTTGTAATATCTTCTTAAAGAATGGACTTGATTGTGTTAGGGAAACTCCAAAGCCTACGCCTTGTAAAACGGCTAATACTTGGCTTCTTCCATGCTCCATAGCAGGGGTTGCAAATTGTAAAAGGTGTTTATTATATACCAGAGAGGCATCTGTTAAGGAACTTATTATTCTCTTCCTCTCTAAATCACTTGAAGGCACTCTACCACTTTCAATCATAGCGGCGACTATTCTTACATTTAACCATTTAAACATTCCTCTTAATAACTTCTCTAAACCTAACTCATAAGACAGTTTCCCCTTTGCAATATATTGCATGGCTTCAATTCTTTCTATTGCTTGGTCTATAGTTTCTATTGCTTTTTCCAATTAAACCACCTACTCTTTTTTACTTCTTTCATTTCTTCGTCTACTGCTTTCTTAACAGTATTTAGTTCTTGTAATACCATATCAGCGATACTATTATCGACTTGCTTTTGTGTATCTGATAAACCAAAAGGGTCTGTAGAGGCTTGGGCTTGTTGTGATAATAATTCAATCGCTTGACCGTTTAAATAGTGGTAGTTCATTTCAGGGAGATCTATTTCAGGAAGTCCGTTTCTTTTTCGTACTTCGTTAGGAGTTAAACCTGCCATAGCAAATATCTTTATGTCTTTTTCTAACTCTGCAGTTTCGTCTTCTATATCAATACTCTTAAACTTAAACTCCCAATCTTCTATACCTAACTCCGTTCTAATTAGAAGGTTCATAAAGGCTTCTAATTCGCTTTGTCGTGGCTCTACGATACTTCTTTTATATATTTCTGTACTCTCCCTTGCTGTTGTCCCTCCAAGGGCTCCTACCTCTGCTATACCTAAACGGTAAGGAGGAACGCCATGTGCTGCTAATATTTCGTCCCTATTATCAACTCTATATAAACGAAAAGAGGCTTCCTTCTGTTCAACAGATAGCCTCTCGAATTTAATCTCTACATTACTATCCCTACCACCTGAAGGAATACCTAAGATCATAGGTGCATGGGGATTAGCCTGTATTTCTTGAAATTTTGCTTCTATTATTCTTTCTATGTCTGTAAGTCCGTCCTCTCCTACAGGTCCCGGGTTATAGTGCCCTGTGATATAAACTGCGTAACTTGGAACACCATAGTTATCGAAGAAAGCAATGTTATAATCTCTTAAAGCAACACTACCTGTAATAGCCCCCATAGCAGGTATAATATCAGCCATACCGTAGTAATTATCCCTTGGACTATATTTACTCCAATACATAAAGGAAGTCGCTATTTTGTCTTCTATGAGTTCTACTAATTGTTCTCCTGTTTCACTATTTATTTCTATATCTTCTAAACCGTATCTTTTAAAGAATACTCTTAGGTTTGCAATAACCTGCATAGCCTTTGTCTTGCTTAAACCTATTCTAAAATATATAGAAGGTATATGTCTTAAGTCAGGTGTGCCGTCTTCCTTATGGGAGATTTCTAAAGCACCATAGCCTATTGAATGATAATCTATTTCCTCATTCTTTAAGGTAGTCATTAAGTCAACTGTAAATCCATTTATCATATCAATAATTGTCTGTTTATTTATATCTAAAGCATTTTGTGATAAGGGGAGAATTTCCCAACCATTGCCTACAATATCACCTGCCTTAGTCTGTACTGCTCTTGCGTGATATACATTCTGTTCTATTAGGCTTGCCAACATATAAGGGTCATACGAAGGCTCTATAAGATTTGCAGGTCCATAAAACTTAGTAAAACCATCGTCTATTACTTTACTCTTTATAGCGTATTGTTCTAATATCTCTTGTCTTACAAACTTACCGCTTTTACCAACAACCCCGAAAGGTCTTATTTGTTCATTCACTTATTTCACCTCCTTCTTCTTACATTTACATGTATCTGTATAGGATCGTAGTTTTGGTTATCTAACCACTCTCTTAATGAATAAAGCATTGCGTCTAATAAGTGGTCATTGCCGTCTATTAATTTATCCATAACATTTCCGTTACTGTCTTTCCTCCAACGATATAAAGAAATCTCTTTAATGAAGTTCTCACAGTCAGGGTGTACATAAATCTTCTTTTTCGATAACTGACTTACTGCTTCTTCTTTATTTGTCTTTATAGCATTCACCATATTCCTATAACCTAACTTTATAATTCTTGCTTGCCTATTTGGTGCATGGTCTGCATGTATAAGTGCGTTTAAAGGCACATTTGCAACATCTTTCATTAATTCAAACAACTCGTCATCAGTTATACTATCTACTTTTAATTCGTTTAAAATATAAATTTCTTGGTCTTTGATACCTACCTTGACAAGTGCATTCGGATCATTAAAACCAAAGTCTAAACCAAAGTAAATATAATCATAATAGGTATCTTCAAGAGGTATATTTTTAATCTCATAATTTCTATAAACAATATCACGGAGGTTTCCCCAATTACCTATACCTATAATGTCGTATAGTTCTGGGTCTTCTTCTTTTAGCCTCTCCATCCTATCTATAAAATCCTGATTTAAGAATTCATTATCTAAATAATTAGTTCTTAAAACATAAGCGTCTTCCCTTGGCCTCTCAAAGAACTCTTTGTAAATCCAACTTTGTTTATTTACAGGATTAAATGTAAATATAATTTGAGGATTAATTCCTCTTATTGTAAAGTCCATAGTTTGAAAGTCTGTAGGATCTATTTGATCTCCTTCTTCAAACCATATATCACTTAAATCTTTACCATTGGCAAACATTATAGATTTTAATTTATCAGCGTTATCTAAACCCCCACATACAATTTGATTGCCATTAGGGAAAGTAAATGTCATAGTGGTTAAATTAATCTCTATAAGATCTTGTAGTCCCCACCTATTAATACAGGCTCTTATGTAGTTAAATGTTGAGGTCCTACTACTCTTCGCAGTTTTCCTTAATGCTAAAGCATTTCGTCCAGAGGTATATAGATATAAGATAACTAAAAAAGAAGCAGCCCAATGTGATTTGCCACTTCCTCTACCTCCAAAGACAACCTTATATCTTTTATTGCTATTCATAACGGGGATATAAACCTTGTTAAAGGTCTTTGCTATGTTTATATTAACCTTTATCTTCTTTAGTGCCATTACTATCAGCCCCACTATTTAAACCAAGTAAGTTTAATTCCCCACCTTCAGTATTTATATCTATTTGTAATTCTCCTGAATGTTCAATACTTTGCTTATCTTTATAATCAGGTACTCTATTAGTTATCATAAACTTTGCCATTGTTGCATTAGGAGGACAGAAGTCTTCTACTTCTACTATTTCTATCCTTTCAACTGGGAAAGCCTTGCCATCAATTATCTGAACATCTTTTACTTTTATAGCCACTTGTTTCTTATATGTAAACCCAGTTGATTGCAATTTTGCACTACAGAGGATTTCCCCGTCTGCAATTTTTTTACCTTTCATGAGTGCCTCCATAAACTCTTTTTTGTCCTTTTTCCATTTATAAAAGAGGGACTCACTAATGTCTAACATTTCACATATTTCTTTATCGGTTGAGCCATGCATTGCCCAACCTCTGACTGCATCTAATTTTTGATCCATATTTAATTGCTCCCATTTATCAGGCCTTGCCATGTTCTCAACTCCTTTCTAAATAAAACACATTTATAAATATAAAAAGACAGGACCTAAACATAAATTAAGTCCTGCCTTCTTATTTTGAGGTGATGTGCGTGTTCATATATATATACACATCCTGTAAGCAATTTTGGCAATGTTTTTATAAATTATTTTTATTCTTTACACCTTGAATTGTAAAGGTGTTTAATTTCCCTTTTTAGCCTTTCATTCTCTTCAATTAGTTCGTCTTCCCTATCCCATAGTTCATTAATCTTTCGTTCTAACTCTTGAAAATACTTCATTGTAATCTCTTTGTTTTCAACTAATTTAAAGTCATATTCAAAGTGAGTTCCACATTTAGTACAATATAAACATAATGCTTTGACATTTCTTTTAAAACAATCTAAATTATTACATTTAGGACATCTTACATTTCTAATTTCAATACTTTCCATTAATAACACTCTCCTTTCAGAATACTTTCTAATTTCTTTAATCCCTTGAGTTTTAAATCTCCCACAGTTCTTGGGCTTATTCCTAATCTCCTGCCTACTTCCTCATGAGTATCAAACCCATATACATAATAATAAAGCAGCACTCTCTTTTGCTTATAAGATAACTGATTTAAGGCATTCTCTATATCTACTTTTTCTATTACAGTTTCAGGTGTAGAGAATGTATGGGAGTTACTATAAAACTCTGTAAGGTTTTCAAGTATCGCAATTATTAAACCCTGTGTATAGTTCTCTAACATACCATATCACCCTTTAAGATCTCTTTATTGCTATAGCCTCTCATGGTGTTAATGGCAGCACGCTTTACAATGGTATAGAAACTAACTATTTCCCCGTCCTTAACAAGCAGGTTTTTACTAACAATTTTACTGTGTAAATTTATATAAAGGTCTTGCAAAATGTCTTCTTCGTTATAAGTAATATTAGTATCATAAAGAACTTTATTTAAAAAATCTTTTTTACTTAATAAATATCCCCATGCTTCTTCGTCTGTAAATCTCTTATATATCACACTAATCCCCCCTTACATACAAAAAATAAAAAAGAGCAGAATACTACAGTAGCCTAATACTGTAATAAACTGCTCTCATAGGCTGTCTTAAAATAATATAAAAGTAGGCGAAAATCGAGGTGAATATTTTTAAGTGTCTTATCCGTTAGACCATTTCCACCTTATAAGGTGGAAAGTTGGAGTCGAACCAACATTACTGGATTAGAAGTCCGGTGTAATTCACCTCTGCACATCCTACACTTATATATTATATTAAACAAAACTTATAAACATCCTACAAAAAAATCAGATTATTTTAAAATATTTACTGTATTGTCAGGGGAGGCAATACAATATTAAAATGAAATTGCGATACTTCTTCTTATGTAATCTTTTCTGCCTGTAACTTCTTTTAAGCAGTCCTTTGCAGAAAGACTTGGGTTATCAAATACCATTCTAAAGAACTCAATAGCGGCCTCTCTAAACTCTCTTTTAAACTTTACGACCTTTAATATTTGCTCGTCTATATCTTCCTCTGATATATGTTTTAAATACCCCTTATCAATTAAACGGGACATTAATATGGCTTCTGTATATTTACCTTCCCATTCATTAATAAACAGTTCTAAAGCGATTTTCTTATCAGTTAAACAATGCATACAACAACACCTCCTATAAAATCTTGTACATATCATTTGAACAAAACTTTGCTGATACCTTTAAGTAATTTATGGCAATTACATTGGATAAAAAAAGAAAGCACTCTATCGTCTTGGCTTCGATAAAATACTTTCTTTTTAAAATAGTGTTGTGTATGTTTAACAAATGGGTTTCACACTTATCTATTGGACAAAAGTCCTTCAATCCCTGCTTTTTTATTTAGTTTTTTAACAAAAATATTCTTTTAATTTTCCATAGATTACTTTGTATTATAACTAAAGAAGTTAAAACAGTTGAAAGAGTAATTAAAGCAATTCCTGAATATTTTATTATGTTAGTTACTATATAATTAAAAGCAAATATTTCTGCTGCAACTATTATTCCAGTAGCCATTATTATAATTTCCAATAAAGCAATTAAAGCACGACTTGTTTTATCCATTAAATACACCTCCGTAAATTTATTATAGACAAATTATAACTCGTTTATCAGAATTATGCAGGTCCATCCTTACATAATTTAAAAATATTTTTCGATATAAGTAAAACAAGAAACCACCTGCCTTTGCAAGTGGTTTTGTGTAATTTTCTATTCTTTTATCCTCTTTATTATTTATCGGAAGACTTAACTATGTATTTAATAATCACATATTAAAACTACAAGTACAGCGACAAAAGGTAATAAACTAAAGAATAATTTAACTCCTGTGCTGATTCCCTCACACATTACTTACCACCTGCTCTTGCTTTTACAATTAAGCCCTCATATGATTTCATATCACTACCACTAAAGAAGAAATCTTCAATAGATTCTCCAATAGATAAGTTTCTTACTCTCATATGTTCTATTTTTTCACTTTTAGGAATCCACTTCAAAAGCAATGATAATGATTTAATTTCCTGGTCTAAACTATTTATTCTTTCTTTGTTATTTTTAATTCTTAATTGCCACTGTGCAATTCTTTTCTTATTATTTGAGTTAAGGATATTTTGATATATATTGGAATTACTTTTATCAAGTCTAAGGCTTTCATTTTTTAAAAATTTTATTGTTTCTTTAATCATATTATCTGTATTAAAAGGCATGAATATTGTAGGCTTATATTGATTTTCTATATAAGGATCTGGTAAAGATAATAATGCGTCAAACATTTCTTCTACACTAAACATTGGTATCAACCCCCTTTACATAAAAACCTTTAATATCATATGGAGAACTATATATATTACTAATCCAATGATTACACATTCTAAACCTGATATATCCCTCTTCATTCGTCCCTCTCCTTACTGAAATAATCAACCCAGCCTTTATCATAAACAACCCATAGAAGAGGCAAATCAGGATATCTTAATAAAAACATTTTTCTTTTTATCTTCGCTACATCAGTAGCATCGCCTTTTACATCTATGATCTCTATAGAACCATCGTTATGTACTACTTTAAAATCTGCTATATATGTAATAGACCTTATCGTTTTACCGTCCTTGGTTTTAAACTTATCTTGTAGAGTGAAAGACGGCTGCAACTCAAAATCTTTTATTTCCCCTTTTGCTTTTCTATCTTTTAAGTAAAGATAGTATTTACTCTCTACCTTACTATCAAATTTAAACCCGTCTATATAAGTCTTCTTTGCATTATATTTGCTTTTCTTCCTCTTATACATTGGCATCACCTGCCAATAGTTCTTTTAATATATTCTCAACCACTATTACAACTATACTATTGCCGGCCATTTTATAAAGTTTTGTATCTGTAAATCCATTTTCCCTAAGCAATATATAATCGCTATCGTCATAGTCCATGAGCCTGAAACATTCTAAAGGAGTTAATTTTCTTACGGTTCCGTTTTTTATAACTCTCTTTTTACCACATGAATCGCCTGTCGTAAGAGTTCCAAATGTTTTATTTTTAAATACTCTAAAGGTGGTTTCAAAGGATCTATCGGCTAAAATTAATTCTTGAGAATTATATAAATCTCCGAGGAGTTCAATTTCTTTATCTTTATAATATCTTTGCTCTACATTCTCTTTTAAGATATCTTCTATCTTGATATCTTTAAAAACGGTTGATTTGAAGTTAAATTCTCGGTCTATATCTTTTCTTATACTTACTATAAAAACTCTTTCCCTGTGCTGCGGGATACCAAAATTTTTACTATCTAAGACTTTAAAATAGTTATTATATCCTGCAGTATCTAAATCGTTCAATATTCTTATAAAATCGTCTTTAAACTTTTTATGCGTAACAAGGGCTTTTACATTTTCTATGATGGAATATTTAGGCTTCTTACTTTTCAATATCCTTAAACCTTCGTAGTACAATCCACTTCTTGTTTCCCCTTCAACTATCCCTCTTTGTTTGCCAGCAATGGATATATCCTGACAGGGAAAACCCCATGTCATTAAATCAAAATCCTCTAACTGTGCAGCATTTACTTTTGTAATATCACCTAAATTTAATTCTTCAGATACATTATGTAAAAGTGAATATGCTTTACTTACCTGTTTATCAATCTCACAATAGTTAATTAATTTATAATCTATTCCTTGCCTCTCTAAAGCCTTTTCAAATGAGCCAAGGCCAGAGAATATACTTAACATTCTAATCACTACAAACTCCCCCTTCCGTTGCGTAAACAACAAAAGAAGCGGGGCTGTTTTTGTGCTGTATTAGATTTCTTTGTTTATACTCTTATTCGCCTCTAAATTATTTTCTTTTTAACCATAAATACAGAATTACAAAAATTAATACTAACCACCAAGCACGTTTTAAATATTCAATTCCTAACAGGAAATATAATTTATTTAACTCAACAAATGTAAATTGTGATAAGTCCATATTAAAACACCTCCTGTTTAAACTTACATATTTCAATAGTTTTAATTATCTTGCACTTCTCCATAGTTTCGTGCTTTATGCCTCTCCTTTTATGTTTGGCACTATTTTCGCCCTTCTCGTTTATAGTAGCGGCTCTATAGAGGTAATCGTCAGGGAAGGCTTCTAATATACTGTTTAAATCTTCTCTATACTCTTCTGTTTGCCTATAAGCCTCCATACGGGGTCTTACTATACTATCTATAATTAACTTCCTTAACTTCTCTATATTGGCTACAGAGGCAGTATTCTTTGTTATAAAGGTCTTCATTTTTTCGTTTAATGGTTTTCCTTCGTCTTCAAGTAAAACAGACCTTTTAAATATTTCCTTTAATTCTTCTTTGGAGATTTTATTTGCTTTGAGAGTTGCTTTGTTATAGATAAGAATATTGCCATTATGATTATCTTTAAGAGGTAAATACACTAAATCATTTTTATCTGTGGTTACATGAAAATAATCACTAAAATCAATTGGTGCATACTTTTGCTTTTGAGAATATGTAAGTTCTGCCTCTAAACAATCTAAGAACCTACCGGGGGCTACACCAAAGATTTCTTTTAAACAGAACCTTACGGTTAATTTATAGAAGTCTAAAGGGTAATCGTCTTTTACTATATTTCCTTCTATTACTCTTATACGGACGAAATCTTTAAACTCAAGAACTAAATCATATTCGGAGTCCTTAGCGTCCTTATGGGCTTCCTTTGTATTTTCTTTTACCTTTCCCCACTTAACACCTAAATGAACACCAAACTCCTTTTGCATTGCCAAGACCATTAATTCTATTTCTTTTTCAAACCCTGATTTACTTTGGTTATAACAATCTTCTTGTAATTGAAATAACTCTTCCATACACAACACCTGCCTTTCCCTTGCGTGAAAGCAAAGTGCTGTCTTTTGTAAAACCTAATTTGTCGGTGTAATCACGACTTTACAATTAATCTATCAATGTAGTAGTTCCAACACAATTTTGAATAGACATTATACCGTCTTCTACCTCTACACATATTGGTTTTTCGATTTTAGCGTTTCTTATAATACATACAGGGGTATCTTCGGATACTTCCTTTCCATTAACGATAATTTTTATATCCATTACTCAACACCTCCTTTTATTAACTCTTCAAACATTTTTATAATCTCCCTCTTAGCCTCATTCATTTCTATACTGCTGCTTGTAAGGTCTTCCTTCCTTAAAGAGGAAACTCCGTACTTATAAATGTCCCTCTCTATATTGGCTTTATCATAACCATAATTCCGAGCATTCCTTATCAGGAGTTCCAAAAGGTTTTCTAATCTTTTCTTTTTATCTTCTGTCTTTGCTTTATCTAAAAGTTCAAATAAGAGATCTAAATTATCTTTCATATTACTGCTTCCCCCTATTTGCTCTTCTTGATTCTTTAGCCATTTTTCTTCTTGCCTTTACTTTTTTATAATCATATTTTCTTTTACATCTTTTCTTTTCAGGCTTACCAAGGCCTAATAACTTAATTAAAGTTTTAAGGGAAACAACAGAACCTAACTCATTTTTCTTTTCCATGAACAACACACTCCTTTCAAAAAATAAAAAACAGAACAATAACACGGGAGAATGTCCCATGCCTTTTGCTCTGTTAAAATACTATAATTATCTTATAAAATTGTTATATATGTCTATTAGACAAAACCATTGCTATCCCTGCTTTTGAAAGGACTATTTACACAATATTTTTGTAATTTCAGAAGGAAGAGGCGGTTGTTCCATAACATACTCCTCTCCGTATAACTCCCTTATGTACTTAACTAAATCGTCCGGGTCCATATCCCAAATTGAATCGTCTATGGGCTTTTCTATAAACTTAATCTCAGACATATAAATCCCCCTTTTAAATAGTTGATAAGTAAATTATAACTCGATATAAAAGAAGAGGCAGCGGGAATGTTATTCTGTAAAATATACCGTTTCCATACCACTAAATATACCGGTCATATACCACTTTTTAAATTCTAAACCCATTGAAAACAGTGCCTTTGAACCACTTATACCATTTATACCGCCTTTTTCTAAAGCATAGACTTATATATAAATCAAATTAATATCTATTAAACTTATATATTATATAAATATAAATTCTTTTACTTTTAAAATTAGTGGTATAAACGGTATAAGTGGTATAAACATAGTAATATCAACGGTTTCAGAAGATAGGTTAGTGGTATATTGGTGGTATGTTTTTGTTTAAAAGTGGTATAAAAACGGTATATAAAAAAGAAGTCCCCGTTTTAGAGAACTTCTTTTGAAATTTAGTTATTATTTTTAGTGCAGTAGAAAGCAAATTTTAGGTTTGTATATGTGTTATCTACTTCAACTTCTTTAAGTTTTATACCATAGTAGAACCTTTTACCTCCACTTGTAGAGTCTTTCTTCTTTTCTATTCCAAGTCTTGAGAGTTCCTTTTCTATGATTTTTTGAGTATTCTTGATTTTGTCATTTTCTAAGACCTCTAAACAGAAGTATTTAAACATTTCATTTACCCTACTTGCATTGAGTTTATCTTTCTTATCACCTGTTACTTCTATATATTCGTCAAGGAATTGTAATGATATATTATTGCTATATCTATATTCATGCAATTCCTTTTCAGCAACTTCGGATTCAGTAAATTTAAAGCCTTTGCTTATAAGTCTATCTAAACCTTCTAAAGCCCACATAAGAATAAAATCTTTTTCTAAGGCTAACTTCTCTAATAGGCTTAAATCTCTTTTGTCAGGAGCCACAGGATTATTGAAAGGAATAATAGTAATTCTTTCGTAGAAAGCAGCAGTCTTATCCTTTGAATAGTTTGGAGGCAAGTTGTTCATACTGAATACGAACTTTGCTTTGTTATAGAAATTGAAAGGATGTCCAAACTTTCTTCTTGCTGATATTGGATCTCCTCCTGATGCCTTCTTGAAAAATCCAACATCTTCAAGAGGTTTATCAGATATATCACCAGAAGTATTTACAGTCTTACCAAATAAATCTGCTTTGTTATGTTCCACGTCAAGTTCTTGAAGGTCAAAAGCAGTTCTGAAATCTTGTGGTATTAAACCATTTATTACTGCTTCAAGGAATGTACTTTTACCACTTCCCGGTTCTCCAAGCAAGAAGAAAAACATTTTTCTACTGTTGGTATAAGTTGTAAGACAATAGCCTGCCATTTCTTGTAATACCATTTGAAGGTTCTTATCAGGAATTGCTTGATTTAAGAACTTCATAAAGTTTTCACCTTTAGCATTAATATCATAATTTGCGTCTAACTGTAATGTAGAAATATATTCAGGTGTATGTTCTTGAAGTTCCTTTGTTTTTATATTGTATAATCCGTTTTTAAGATTTAAAATATTTGGATTTGGATTTAAGTCCTCTTGAAACTTATTAACTCTATCGTCAATTTTCCATTGGTTGGCAGCATCTCTTATAATGTCCATAGTAGAGAACTCAATACCTAATTCGCTTTTTATAATACCTAATTCTTCGTTTTGTTTAGCCTCTCTATAATATCCATTGCTATAGAAGTAGAACTGACCTGTTGCATAAATTGCTTTGTATTTCTTAATAATAAACTCTGCCAATTTACCTTTATGAACATACATTTTACCATTAGAAGTAACATTTAACCAAGATGCTTTAACTATATGCTCATTGCCTTCTGCGTCATACTTAACTTCCTTATCATTGTTTTTGTTAGTATTCTTATTGTTTCCTTTCTTGCTACTTTTCTTTTTATTATTATTTTCAGAAACACTATCATTTTTAACTACAACACTTAAACCATTAAAAGCATTCACGTCATTAGGACTGCCAAGACCCCATTCGTTTTGAATAACATTATTATTGTTCATACACAACACCTCCTCTTTTTCAATGAACAACACTATTTAAAGGGTGAGGAGTGTATTCGTACTTCGTTAGATTGCTGTTTTTATACACTTAATGTAAAACCCTTTTTACAATATCTATAGCGATATAGATACTCTAAAAGGGGTTTTATCCCCTTGAATTATTTTGCTTGACTTTTGGCTTTTATCTGTTTGTATTCAGCCATAATTTGCGGTCTTATTCTTTTCTTCAATTCTTCAATAACTCCTGCAACTTCTTCTTCATTTTCTACTTCTGCAGTCATTTCAATATTTATTCTGATATTCTCATAATTACCGATATTAGCCAAGACTTGCATTCCATATTTAACTTCTTTAATTTTCATACACAACACTTCCTTTCCTTTGCGTACTTGCAAAGTGCTGTCTTTTGTATTAGAGAAGGTCCTTCTCCAATGAACAATCTATCTTAAACCTTTTAATAAGGTATGTATTCAGATTCAATCTCTATCTTGAAATAAACTTCTTCAAAGTTTTCAGTATCAATATCAACTTCCTTAAAATAAACCTCTTGAATTTCTTCTTCTGCCAAGAAATAAGTTTCATTATATTTTTTCATACACAACACCAACCTTTCCCTTGCTGTAATTGCAAAGTTCTGTCTTTAGTGCCGCTCTCTGCCTCTAAGTTTTATTACTATTGTTCGCTTTCTAACTTTCTAATTTGTTCATTTACATATGATATGGTTGATTGATTTACCATAAATTTGTTTATTGTTTCATAATCAGTTAAGATTCTTCTTAGTTCATATAAGGCTCTTAATTCCTTTTCTTTATTCATTTACAACACCCCCTTTCATTCTGAATTTTGGATTTATAACTTTACTGTCAAAGTCTTTTACAAGTTCATATCCTTGTTCTAATAGATTATCAATTATGTCCCTATATCTTTTCGTTACTTCAATGAAATCAGTTTTCATAGATTTTGTATTATACTTTGCATAAATAGCAACTCTTTCGCCACAATTGCTTGTCAATCTTTTAAAGCCTAACTTTTCTAAGTCCTTCTTTTTTAATCCTTTTAGTTCTCCGTGTGGAGTAACACAAACACCAAGTTTTTCATTTATGAAACAGTACATTTGCAACACCTCCTTAAAATATTTATATATGTCTATTGAACAAAACTCGGTTACTTCCTGCTATTTTGATAAAAATATTTAATTTTTTTATCAATGGCAACGGCTGAAAATCCATTACTGCCCGGCTCATATGTCCGTTGGAATGGCAGCCGTTATTGAACTATTGATTGTTTACATATGACAACATTACACTTAAATAATCTACTAACTCCATATCTAATCCACCGTCAATATCCATAGTGATTAAGTCGTTTATTTCTTCTGCTGTTGCTATTAATTCTTCAAAGCATTCACTTTGTAGTAATTGAGTGAAAAGACTGTTCTTAATATACCTAACTGTATATTCCTGTTCTGAATTGAAATTATCTTTCCAACAATCTATGTTGTACTCAAATTCGTCTTTTACTTCTTCTGCGATTTCTGTAATATCAAGGTCTTCAATATTACAACCGACCTCTTTACCTAACAACTCTAACTCATTTATAAATTCTCTAATTTTATTTGCCATTTGCAACACCTCCTTATAAATCAATGGCTTCACAACATTTATACCTGTCATTTCAATTTTTCTTTTGAGTCTCCTGCAATTTTGATAAAATTATTTTATTTTTTTATCAATTACTTTTAAAAAAAAATGATTAATAATTACATGTGTCTATTTGATAAAATTCTTTAATCTCCTTGTTTTTTAGGGGAAATATTTTTAATTTATTTATATTTTATAACAACAAAAAACACCATTAAAGCATTTAGTAATATAAGTGTAAATAGGCTACAATCGAGTAATATCAATGCTTTAATTAAAATTAATGAAATTTTATGAAAAAATATTTTCTACAATGTTGTCTATAAACCGTGTTTCGATTTTAAAATGGGTAAATATATATGTATAAAAAAATAAAGCCCCTTGTGGAGGCTTTTGGAGATTACGATTTTGTTTTGCGATAACCTGATTCAAGTGCAGTTCTTGCATAAAGCAATGATTCAACATCTTCTTTTCTAAAGTCTTCAACAAGTTCTAAATACATGTTGAACTCGCTGTTGTAAAATCTTTCAGGGTTAATTCCATTCTCGATACAATATTTCTTTACTTCTTTTATTGTAAGCCAGTCAATAAGTTTAATCCTGTTTTTGTAACTTAACTTTGTATCTGTAATGATATCACAGGCCAAATATGTTATATCGCCAATAAATTCAAGCAGAGTCCAATCATCGTAAAACGGCAAAGGCATTCGTGGAATAGGTCTAATTACCATTCAATCCCCCCAAGCATACTAAAATTAATAAACTTACTTAATAACCCTTTTTGTTCTACAGAAATATTCTCAACGGGTGCTTCCCTATCATTATATTCAGTCCTTACCCATAAACCTTTTTTAGTTAAATATTTAATAAATTTATCTATAATAGATATTGTGTTTTTATCTTGCTGCTCTATCTTATCTATAAGGTTTTTAATAAAGTCCATGTTAGGCTTTATAAATTCGTCATTTTGTTGTACTTGTTTGTCTAACGCATATTGCTCAAAACTAAAGTCTATATGGCTTCTAATCCTCGCAGGTTCTATATTGTAACTATATCTTGTAAGAACTCTACTAAACATAGTATCAATAAATTCTTCTTTTTCCCAAATCAAGCCTTTATATGAAGCAAATGAATTTATTGACTCATTTATTTCTTCATCACTATAGCCTAAAGACTTTCCTATCTGAACAAGATTATTGTCAAAATTGTATTCAACTTCGTCAAGTTGGTATTTCTTAAATCCGGGTCTTGATATAACTGCTTTTTTAAGAATTGATTCTAAAAGGTCTTTTTGTTTATCTTGATCTAAACTAAAGAAATATTTCCTTAAATTATCTTGAGAACGCATATTTAGATTTTTTAGTTCAGTATAGTCTTCAAATGTTTTCAGTATTTTTCTTATTTTTTCTTCCCTTCTTAAAATAAGATTGTTTATATTGCTTTGTATTATTTCTTGCTCTTCCCTTAACTCTTTAAGTTTGCTTGTAAATACCTCAGACAAATCTCCATCGGATTTTATAATTAAGTCTGTTGTCTTGTTGACCTCTTTTTTCTTACTTTCTAAATCCTTGGATAATCTATTGATATTGTTTTCTATATCTAAAATTTCTTTATTATTCTCAGGTTTACTTTTTAATTCTAACTTTGGAAGAAACCCTACATATATAGTTAATCCATTAAAGAACTTATCAAATATTAAATCTTTAATGTTATCTTCCTTTAAAGAAGAGGCTGATTTACATAGCCGTCCAGAGGAATAGTTATAACATTTATAATAGACCTCCTTTATGGTTTCCCCATTGTGAAGGTGCCTCGAAGAAAGTCCCCCTGTCATTTGGCTGCCGCATTCAGGACAGGTAAGAATAGAAGAAAATATATGACTATTCTTAATTCCACGCCTAAATCTCTTCATGCCCTCATTATCAACTACAAAGTTATCGTTCTTGCTTCTTCTATCTTTTAGTATTAATTGGACCTTCTCAAAGTCTTCTAAAGACACGATGGCTTCGTGTTCTCCTTTTACCATGTTGACAGTAGGCTCTGCCTTAAACTCTTGTACTACCTTTCCATTTTCAAATTTAACCCTTGTCTTTCCCCAACTAACATGGCCACACATTAAAGGATTCTTCAAAATATCACCTACAGTTTTACTTGTCCATGTGCCTCCCTTTTTTGTCTTGTATCCATGCTCGTTAAGATACTTTGTGATTCTATATGTGCCTTCACCTGATAAATATTGTTCGTATATAAGTTTTACAACAGGTGCTTCTTCTTTGTTTATGTAGAGTTTTCTTCTTGATTTTCTATTTCCCTCAGAATCAACTTCATATTGATCATCACCTATTGCCTTTAAATCAAAGCCGTATGGCACCGTTCCACCTTGCCATTTACCACATATGTTTCCGTCTTCGTCTATACCTCCTCTTTTAGCACTTTCTTCCATACCAGCCGGGACACGCACTTTTAAATTTTCTACGTATAGTTGGTTCAACAAACTTAAGATGGTGGTTAATATAAGTCTGTTTGCAGAGTTTAAATCATTTCCATCGGTAGGAAACAAACCGTCCTTAATTGCAACAATTTGATATTTACCTTCTTTTTCTAACTCTAATAATGTCTGTGTATCTTTAATAGAACGGGAAAGTCTATCAAGGGCATAAACAAATACAGCATCGATTACTTTATTACTTTTATCTTGTGTTCTTACTGTTTCTATAATCTCTTGTATGCCATCACGGTATAAACTCTTTCCACTTATGCCCTCATCTTTTATTACTTTGGTTACTTCAAAGTTATGCATTTTAGCAAAGAAACGGCATTGCTCTTCTTGAAAGCCAAGGCTATATCCCTCTTCTGCTTGTCTTAATGTACTTACACGACAATATATCCAACATTTCTTTTTAGCCATAAAATAACATACCCCCTTTATAACAAAATTTTAACTCGTTATAAAGGGGGTTGTAAATAGAATTCATTTATTTAATTTATAATTTCTTAAGTTGTTAAAACATGAATTTATTTGTTAATATATTAAGTGTTGATTTATCAACATTCTGCACTCTTTTATTTAAGTTATAACGTACATCCCCAGGTTTCAATTAAATATTTTAAATTCAATGTTTCGCTCATTCTATTTCTCCTTTGTATATAGTTGTATATAAAGTTAAATATATTACATTATTTATAAGTTGATAAGAAGTTAAGAAGCTATAACATTAATATTATATATAATTACTCTCAATTTTTAAAGAGGTTTATTCTACTGAATTACTTGCTTATGAATAATAATTTGCTTTTTTAATTTAAAAAGTATAAAATTTCCCTAATACTTTCACAAAATCGTTATGAAGGAATTATTTCAGCAACAGTATTAAAATAATTAATTTTTTATCAAATGAAATATATTAAACATTTAATAAAAATATTGAAACTATTGCTGCATTTTTGATATAATGTAATCAGGATATGCAATCGTTTAGATATCAAATTAATAAATTTTGGGGGGACTATTAATGAATCTACGTTTTTCAGAAAGAACATCTGCTATAAAAGCTTCCGAGATAAGAGAATTGCTAAAGCTTACCGAAAGACCAGATATAATATCTTTTGCAGGTGGTCTGCCAGCTCCTGAACTGTTTCCAATAGATAAGATGGTAAGCATTAGTTCCAGGGTTTTAAATGAGGATGGAAAGTCTGCTCTTCAATATAGTGCCACTGAAGGATATGTACCTTTACGAGAAATAATTGCTGAGCAAAGAATGTCTGCTGCCGGAATAAAAGCAGATATTAGCAATATAATGATAACTAGTGGATCTCAGCAAGGGCTCGAGTTTTCAGCTAAAATTTTTATAGATAAAGATGACATCATCTTATGTGAAAGTCCAAGCTATTTAGGAGCTATAAATGCTTTTAAAGCCTATCAGCCAAGGTTTATTGAAATACCTATGGATGATGACGGAATGATAGTTGATGAGCTTGAAAAAGCCCTTAAAGCTCATCCTGAAGCAAAGATGATATACACTATACCTGATTTTCAAAATCCAAGCAGCAAAACTATGTCCGTAGAAAGAAGAAAACGTGTAGCTGAACTAGCAAAAATTTATAGCATTCCTGTTATAGAAGACTGTCCTTATGGGGAACTTATATTTGAAGGAGAAGCGTATCCTTCTATAAAAAGCTTTGATACGGAAGGTTATGTAATTTATCTAGGAACCTTCTCAAAGACCTTTTGCCCTGGACTTAGAATCGGCTGGGTATGCGCTGAACCTGAAATAATTCAAAAATATATAATAGTAAAGCAAGG